GAACTGAGTGAGAGGGTCTTTAGCGTCACCACGCACTGTACGGATATAGTACGGGTTGTGGCGGGTATGGATGCCTGATGCTGAATCTACAAGCTGTGAGACGGTGCCTGAAGGCTTCACACAAGTGATAGAGGTAGATGGATTGATACCAATCTCAGCCGCCAGTTTCTTGTTTGTCTCTTCGGCAACCTTCTTCATTTCATCTAGCCAACGTGGGCTATCCGCAACGTTCGCCAAGACATTGTGATCCATAATCCCTGTCAGGGACACGCCCAACAAACGCTCTTCTTCCGTATTCTTCTGCCAGATGCGGCGAAGGTATGGGAAATTCGTCAGACAGCTTTGGAATGTACCGATGATGGTAGCAGTCTCTACCTTACGCTTGAGGTCAGCCTTAGTATCCTCAGCCCGTACTACTACCTCTGAGAGGTTGCAGAATTGGTAATTTCGAAGGATGATCTCCGAACACGGGTTAGTTCCGAAATCGTGATCATGGTCGCGCATACCCGTCTTCTTAGCCTGTTCACGGGCCGCCTGACGGTTAAAGATACCACGCTCACCTGACTTAGACTCGACCAAGGCCAACCATTCACGCATGAATGTTTCCATTTCAGGCTTTGTGTCATACACGGCCGAGTTATTAGCCAAAGAACGCTGTCCATTATCCAACCACCATTGTCCCGCTTTCGCATGGCGCATACGGTCGTCAGACAGGTTTGACAGGGAGATCATAGCAGAACGACGTACGCCGCCTACAACAACCACCTGACCGACCTTACACATGATGTCATGGCACTCTAGCGCACTCAGCTTACGACCTGTAGCACCCTTAAAGATTGACACTGTGAAATTGAACAGGTCAACAAGAGGCTGAGGGCCTGATGCACGGCCACCGAAGGTCTTTAGGCGGGCACCCGCAGGGCGAACCTTAGACACGTCCCACTTAGGGATCTCACCTGAATACAGGAGAGCTACCAATTGACGGAATGCTTTCGCCCAACCTTCTTTGCTATCACGCACCATAATGGTGGTTTCGCTATCGAATAGCTCTTCAGGCACTTCAGGCAGTTTCTTGATGTGGTCTTTCTCAACAGAGAAGCCTACACCTGTACCGCAGAGAAGGATAAACATCGCTTCATCAAACGCTTTAGGATCATCGACAGGGATATACGAACAGTTGTAGCCCGCAGTGTTGTCCCGTGCCAAAGCAGGGCCCGCAGTCATAAGCGCCCGCATAGAGGGCATAACCTCAAAGTTTAGGATAGCGAAACGGATACGGTCTTTAACCTCGTCCGTAACCGTGTAATTCAGCTTTTCCTTCAATTGGGCCGCCATGAAATCTACATAGCGAGTTACCGTCTCAACCCAATCTTCACGGCGTCCCTTCTCCTCAAGCCAACGGCTATAACGTGACTTGTAGATGAATTCCTCATAATCGCTTGGGAAAGCAATTGTACCCTTATTCTTAGTGCCTGTTTTTGACATTTTATGCATCCATTATGTTAGTGATTTATCGATTGTCACCGCTACCGCCGATGACGCCCCGCTCCTTGCGATCAAGGAGTTTGTGCACATTACCCTTCGCCGCTTCACGCATCGAAATGTCTAGGTCTGTGCAAAGTGCGGCCAAATACCAGAAGACGTCGCCTATCTCTTTGGCAAGGTCTTCCCTCTGCTCAATCGTGATGTGGCCATCATCATCACGATAAATCTTCTTAATCTTGTTAAGCACTTCACCGACTTCACCTGCTAGGCCCATCGCGGGGTACATCAGGCGGTATTTCTCGTCGTAGATTGCCGTTTCTGCGGCACATGCTTGGTATGTATCGAAATCCATTATTACCTCAGTGGCTGTTTGCCGTGGAACCAAGAGACAAGGGCCTTACGACGCCCCCACCAAATTGGCCTCGCGACATGTGGTAGGTGAGAAGGGAAGATGATTGCCATGCCCCGAGATTTAGGGGCGGCCTTCACATAGTTCCCGTTCGGAAGATAAGTGTGTGAATCAATCTCTAGATTGCCGCCCACATAGTCAGACGGATCTGATAGCTGAAGCACACAGGTCAGCTTACGCGTTGCTACGGCATCATTGCTGTTGTCCGTATGCTTGCCGTAGAACTGGCCGAAGCCGTATTCCAGATACTGAAGGTCTTCCATTTGCCCGTCTAACTGTAGCTGTAGCCAACGGTCGTTAATGTCCTTCACCTCTTTCTGAATACGCATGAAGAACCATGAGCTATCGACACTCAAGGGAACCCAAGACAGATCACAGTTACGCGTGAAGAACTGTTTGATACTTCCCTTGTTGTTATCTAGGACACGGCCCTTCTGTACTTGTTGGCGATCCATGAAACGACAGATGTCGTCACACTCGTCGTCATTGAACATCTTCGTCCAAGTAAACTGATTGACGTGCTTCATGGCCCTACTCCTGAGCCTTCTTCAGGTAGTAGTCAGCCTTCGCCATCGATTCATTTCCGCCCTTATGGCGCTCACGCCAGACGTACTTAATGGCGTTGCCTTTGCAGTAGCCACGGAACTCTTCNGGGGTCAGTGCCGCCTTGATTGCATCGATGCATTCAATACCACCTTGACGGTAATGTGGCGGGGCGTTGACCAAGTCTACTACTTCTGCGGACGTATAGTTAAGATCAAAACTCTGATCATACTCCTTGTCCACCGTATCAAACGGCGGAACATGACCTCGGATAGTCATATTAGTGCTTCCTATGTTTGCGTGGATTGAATTTCATTTTGCTGATATCGACGATATTGTCCTGCGCCTGTTCAGCTTCCCGAGCCTTCTGCACGGCTTCTAGGAACTCTTCATCAGGCTCGAAGACGATCTCCATTTCATCATCTTCATCTTCGTCGTATTCTTCTTCCATAGCGGCCATGAAGGCCCCCACAGAAGCCATCTGACCTGCAACCAATACGCTGTCGTGTTGAGTAGAAAGGATAGCATACATGCCGCGTAGCAGGGTCTGCATATAGGCAATGTAGTCTTCGTCTACGTCGTCGTCGAACTCCCAACCGCCACCGAAGGCTAGGTTACCCTCTTCATCAAGAGAGAGTTCGATGTATACGCCATTCAGTTTCTCTAGCTGTTCTGCACTCATGTCACGTTCCTTAATGATGCAATGATTTCCAAAGAGGCTTTGTTATGCTTTTCCTTCAGCCAATTTCTTGGAACGAGAGTGTCAGCAAACTGGAAGCCATAACGCGCACACCACATGCCGTACGTCGTCTTTGATCCCTTACGGATCTTTCCTTTGCTATTGGTAAAGACGAAACGAAGGTCTAGCTCAGGATACTGTTCCTGAATTAGTAGGTGCTTCTTGCGGTCTTCCACAGTGAAGCGCCCCTTCGTCTCAATTACGATACCATTAGGAAGAAGAAAGTCAGGGGTGTAGTAATGGTCAGTTTCAGGGATCACATAGGGAATACGAAAGCATTCATATTCCGCATCGACACCTGCCTTAACCAGTTCACTCTGAACCTTCTCTTCCAAGCCTGATCGATAACCTGCCGCGATGGCACGAGCGTTTGTAGGGCGCTTCTTAGCCATTAGCTTCCTCATTATACTCTGAATACCAGAAGTGGCGTGGAGAGGCCGCCTTAGAGCCTGTCTGGGGCTTGTAGACAGCGTCAGGCCAACACTTGCGCTGATACGAACAGAACGTGCATGACGTATGTAGACGCTTGCTACCTGTAGGCTTGCTACGGAAGTATTCGTTCGTAGGCTCAAAACACCTTACGAATTCCTTGTCTTCAGAGACGTGCTTAATACGCTCGACAATCTCAGTCTCTAGTTTCTCTAGATCCTGTGGCGTAGGTTCCGCTTCAACAACACGGATTTCTCCCGTCGATTTGTTAACGACGATCCAACCACCCATGTCAGTGTTAGTGCCACGAGTGTATCCTAGAAGCTGTGCGGTATAACCGAAGGCATCATCCTTAGCGACACCATGCCAACCATCTTGCCATTTATTGTCGTAGGCCCAAGGGGAAGACGACTTGGTATCGTAGGTCTTACCATCGATCTCAATATCGTTCTCGCCTTTGATGACAGTTCCTGCAACCGCGTACTGAGCCTGAGACTTACCGCCCGTGATATTGGCACCAGACACGCGCAGTAATACCTCGACAATAGCTTCGATAGCATCGCCTAGCATCATACGCACAATGTGGTTGTACGGCATACGAGACCGTTCCTCGCCCGCCTTTTCCATTTGGAGTTGGCAGGTAGGGCGTCCGATATTGCTCATACGGAGACGGAAGGGTTCCTTCTCACGGAACAGTTGCTTACGCAAACCTTCCTTGAAAAGTTCTCCTGCCTGTTCGATCCACTCTTCTTCACAGTGAACGGATTCACCATTAGAGAGTTTGTCTAGCGTCATACGGAGACGCGCCTCAAGCGGTGAAATAGACATAACTAATCCTCTATTAGGGGCAAAAGAGGGGCACATTGGCCCCCCTTTCACAAGTTTCGGTTTAGTCGTCTAAATCGTCCGCCAGATCGCCTTCGAGGGCGTCCAACGCATCATCATCCAGTTGATTGCCGCGAATGGCATTCTGGTAGGCAGATTCAATGCGATCATTGTCACGCTTAATCATTTGCGCCATATACACCATCGTGTCATAGGTATCCTGATCCAACGGAAGAGTTTCCGACAGGTCAGGTTTGAAGTGCATGACGTAATAGGTGACTGAGCCATTTTCTAGCTCTTCAGCCGATAGCTCACACCAATAATCGTAGAAGTTAGCGCCACGAGGTAGTGTCTTAACATACTCGTCCTCGAAGGGAGAGAAGTTCGCGCCCTTGAGAAACATTATAGCAGGTTTGTTCTCGACAGTCACTGAATTTCCGTCGGCATCCTTACCTTCGTAGGACACAAGAACGCGAAGGATACGGTTACATTTGATGCCCTCGTATTTCTTCTGTTCTGCCTTTCCGAGTTCATTCAGAACCTTCGATGTAGGCTTACCACAACGCAATGTACCTTTCTGATCACGAGGCTCCACACGGAAGTTCGGGATCTGAATAGTACGGTTAACCACCTTCTTCTCAGTATTGTCGAAGTGAATCCACTGGAACAATTGAGAGAGAACACGGATTTTGACGTTGTCGGCATACACTGCCTCGTCTTCAGATTTAAGGAAGAATTTACCTTCCTCAATCTTACGACCCTGCGGGTCTTTCCGACGGGAATTAACGGTCAAGATTGGTAGACGATCCCCACTGCTTGCGGGAGCATCACTGGTTCCCAAAAGGGCGGCAAGTTCACGTTGCTCTGATTGGTCGATGACGGCCAGACTGCTCATAGTCATTCTCCTATTGATTTGGACTTTCATCCTACATTTGTTAGTGTCATACGTCAACACTAACTGGTGCTTTTTCCATCCAGTTTTTGCCTGATTCAGCTTCAACATCTAATGGAAGTACGGGCGTGTAATCGAAGCGAGTTTTAAGCTCCTCTCCGACATCCCTCATTGCCCACACGAGGGTTCTTACGACCTCGTCACGCTCACTCGGAAACACGTCTACAACGATTGAATCGTGGACGGTCAGGATCAGCTTTGACTTGAGGTTCTTGTCTCTAAACGCTCTCAGTGCACGGATGCATGAGAGAGGCACACAGTCCGCCGTAGCGAAACTCTGCACAGGATAGTTTACCACGGCTGTGGCGTTCGTTATGCGGCCATTTCTAAGTCGCTTGGCATTTGGAAAATAGAATTCGCGACCGCTAGGAATTCTGACAATTCCATCTCGGATAACTCCATCCATAAGGGTTTTATGCCACCGCTTGAGCCCTTCATAGATATTGAAGTACTCCTTGAAATACGTCTGAACGTGCGGTGGCTCGTTTGCTCCCATTCCGCCATAAAGTGGTGCAAATGTGTAGGCTTTCGCTTCTTGGCGCAGGGTCTTATCAACAGCGTCAACTGCACATTGGTTAATGATGGATGCAGTTTGCTTGTGTACGTCTTTACCCGATAGGATATCGTCGATGATCTGTGGATCACGGCTCAGTTCTCCTGCGACACGGAACTCAAGACCTGAGAAATCAAGCTCCATAATCTCGCCACCTTCAAAGCGTGAGACTACGCACTTGCGAACAGGGAATGTGCCACCGCGCGGTAAGTTTTGGAAGTTAGGATTTGATGAAGACAGACGACCTGTTCTTGTAGTGCACTGGTTAAACTGTGCGTGAAGGAACCCGTCAGGACGCGTATGCGTTTGGATACCCTTAACGAACGAGTCTAGATAAGTGTTCACAGCATTTAGTCGGCTAATGCCTTGCAGGAACTGAACAGCAACAAGATTATCCTTGCCATATGCCTGAGCAACCAGACGCTTGATAGTCGTCTTGTCTGTCTTAAACCCGTTGATAGATGCATCCATAGGGCCTTCAGGAACTAGCTTTAGACCTGCAACCTTACCTGTTTCCATCAAGGTAAAACCTTGTCCATCACAGTGAGGGCACTTAGTCAGGTTCTTCCACGGGGTGCCATCTTTCTTGTATTTCTGGAGTTTGCCTCCACCTTTGCAGGGTTCACAGTGATAGGCGACCGTCTTCATTACACGGCGGGTGAACTTGCGTACTGCATTCGTGAATTGGCTATGGGATAGACGGGCAGGGGGAAGAGGCTTGCCGTTAGCACCTACGCCAATATTGAAAGTACGCTTATGGGATTCCTTGTCTACAACCGTGCGCGAATACACGACCTTAGTCATGTCCGCACCTGAGTTAAGGTTGATAGGCGTATCGCCCATCACGTCCTTGACGATCTCTTCCAGTTTCTTCTGGATCTCCTCCTTCTCGTTAAGGAACTCTTCCTCAACCTCGTTCAAGGCATTCATGTCGATCCTGATACCGTTACGCTCAATCTCCACGAGGAATTGTGTCATTTCGTTCATTAGCGTGAAGACAGGCTTCAGACCTGCATTACTGTTCTTCTCAAGATCAGCCTGTTGCGCTAGGTAGATCTCNGCACAGGACANTACGTCAGCATCTGCGTATTCAATGACAGTGTCCAAGGGCATTTCAGAGAAGTCCATCTTCTGAACCTTGAACAATTCATCGACTAGATCAGAACGCTTACGGGTTACGTCACGGCGCTCGGCTGTAGCTTTAAGCGACAGTTCCTTACGTTGACCACGGGCGAAGATGTATTCCCCGATCATGGTGCAATACCACTCTTTAGGAACCTCTAGGCCCGCCTCTAGGACGTATAGGTAGTCGAACTTATCGTTGTGAGCTACGCCGACATCAGCCGAGGCAAGAGCCTTAGCAAACGCGTCTGGGCTATCTGGATTTTCGCACTCTTTGTGATAGAAGATTGAACGCTCTGCTTCTCCGATCACGCCATCTTCTATTATTCTCCAATGTGCGCTCACTATCCTGTTCTTCGGATGGAACGGACTGTTGTCGATGGTGCCATTCTCCCTCTGCACCGTCGTCTCTAAATCGAATACTATTACTTTCATTGCTAGGAATACTCCAAAGGTTTATCGGTGGTAGCCTCAAGTCAGGCCACTTAATTTTCGGCATTTCCTATGTACTCATGGGAATAACTGACGATATCTCGCGGTGCCCATCCGCCTAGATGCGTCCTGCCTTTGTCACGCCGCTTCTTCATGTTCTTAGACGTGGGCTTCCACAAAGGTGAGTTATTGCGATACTCGCCCATTCGTGGGTGAACCGTCTTACTGAAGTAGCGACAACCTTGACTGACATACATTTCAGCAATTGCGTCACTGATGCGTACGCCAATCCCCAAGCCTTGGTAGTCAGGCAACACAACGGTGCGATGACCACGGTAGGCATTCTTTACTGTTCCTGACGGGTATGAAATGGCAGATCCAAATCCAACGACATTTGATCCCCACAGGCAGATCCAGAATTTTCCACTCTTATTGATGTTTTCTGTGAGATAGTGATGCGCGCTGAAGATTGGCCACGCGCTGACCCCACAAGGTAAGAGTTCCAACTCAATTGCGGGACGTCGAAGACACCCCCTCGGCAAAAACTTGCCTTGCACTGTGTCAAACACCCAATCAGGTTTAAGCCATTCGATAATGTCATAGTGACACGATGCAAAAACCACATTGCGTAACCCTTTGTTACGAATGTATCGGCTCACTGCATTAGCACAGGATTTAGCTACGTTACGATCTATCACACTTGTGAATTCATCAATAACAACACCATCCATTAGTCGCCGTGCCATATCCGCACGGAACTTTTCTCCTGTAGACAGGACATGAAACGGACGAAACCATGATGGGATGCTGTTCAGCCCTACCGCCGCCAAACGTTCCTGAGCCTCTTCCGCACTATCAAAGTGCGAGGCTACAGACACGTTCTCCATCCACATAGGAAAAGCCTCTTCCCCAAAAGATTTGAGGATAGTGCTTTTACCTGATCCAGACGGGCCTACAATCAAACCAATCTGAAACTCCTCTTGCGGCGGATTGAAAGAGGGAACCTTGAACGTAGTTTCTCCATCAAAATCGTAGTCGAAGTTTTTAGAGATCGTCTCTGTTATTGCATCTGTTACGACGCGGGATACCAGTTCCATTACACGCCCCATTTCTGTTTGGCGAAGTAAGCCCAAAGCTGTTCGATAGGCTCTAGCTCGTCATGTTCCATGAAGAGTCGTGGGCCATAACCAAAGTCGGTCTTCTTGCAGAGGTCTTTGAAGTCCTTGCGGAAGATCCACCCGTTGATACGCATGACGTCGTCGTCGGACGTTCTACCAACAAGCACAGCGATATTGGCTCTGAATTTAGCCATGCTGTCGAAGATAAGTGGGCCATGCTCTTGGTTGGTGAATTTGACGTCGATAGGGGTGTCTTCGATCC